CGGCGACCTGTGGACGGTAGCGCAACGCATGGGCGTCACAACCGTGCTGCACGCCAACTACGAATTCCTGGACCCGCGAGACCAACCCACCGTGTGGGCCGCACCGAGCTTGTGGAACTTCGACCGCTTCCCGGCCGGCGCCACACACCTACCCGTGCCGATAGAAACCGACCGCTTCCCCATCACAGACAAACCCTTGACAGCGTCACGGTTTCTGCACGTCGTGGGACGGCCCGCCATCCACGACCGCAACGGCACCCTCGATCTGCTCCAAGCCTTGCAGCATGTCACGGCCGACATCACGGTCACCATCACTTGTCAGCAGCCCGGATACGTCGGCGGCCTGATCGGTGACCATCAGATCCGCACACCCGAGAACGTGTGCCTGCGATTAGATGGCGGCGACCACGACAACTACTGGACCATCTACACCGATCAAGACGCCCTCATCTTGCCGCGCCGCTTCGGCGGGCTCTGTCTGCCCGCGAACGAAGCGGTCGGTGCTGGAATCCCGGTCATCATGCCCGACATCGACCCCAACAACTCATGGCTACCCGCCGAATGGTTGACCGAAAGCATGTTGGCTGGGGATTTCCGGGCCAAGCAGCACATCTTCTGGTATCGCACCAACCCGGAAGTGTTGGCCGCGAAGATCGACCAACTGGCCCTGGACAACGACTTCTATATTCGGGCCTTGGCGAAAGCCCACCTCCTACGCGAGCAGCTGTCGTGGGAAAGCCTGACACCCCGATACCGTGAAATCCTCGCATGATCGGCATCGTCGCCCACACCGCACGACTCACCCAGGCTGAACAACTCGCAGACACCGTCAACGCCACCTACATTTCAGTAGATGACGGCACACTCGGCTGCAACGGCAACCACAAAAAAGTGTGGACGCACCTGTCCCAACTGCCAACCGAATGGTCCATCGTCCTCGAAGACGACGCCATCCCTGTAGACAACTTTGTAGACCAGGCAACCCATGCACTCGCTAACTCACCTGGACCAATCGTTTCGTTCTACCTCGGCAGACACCACTTGCCCCAACTCGATATCGAGCGGGACAAACAACAAGCCATCGACAGAGCCGACGCCGCCGACGCACACTGGATCACCAGCCGCCAACTACTCCACGCCGTCGCCGTCGCTGTACGTACAGACCACACCCCAGCCATGCTCAACTACATCAACCACCTGCCAGACTTCTTCCCCATCGACGAAGCCATCTGCCACTGGGCCACCAACAACTTCATTGACGTGTCCTACACCTGGCCATCGCTGATAGACCACGCAGACCTACCCACCCTGTTCCGACACCACGACAAACTCCCTCGACCGCCAGGCCGCATCGCCTACCGAACAGGAACACGGGACACCTGGACCGACAAGGCGGTGACATTATGAGCCGAACCAAAGACCGCGCCTACCTACGCAACCGCAAGAAGATCCGCAACGAAGACACTTGCTGGCTTTGCGGACAGTGGATCGACCCACAGTTCAAGTCACCTCATCCTGAGTCATGGTCAGCAGACCACGTCATCGCAGTCACTCGAGGCGGCGATAACCGCAACGGCGAACTGAAACCAGCGCACCGCATCTGTAACCAGAAGCGATACAACAAACAGCCGGCCACTCAACGGCACGGCCGAAGCTGGTAGACGGCGAAAGGAACACGTCATGGCCAAGGATCACGGATCGTCCATCAAGCGTCCCGCAGTGTATGAGGCGTTACGTAAAGAGGGCATGGACAAGTCGAAGGCAGCTGCCATCTCGAACAGCATGTCCAAGCGCAAGAAGGCCAAGTAAACGATGCCTGACATGTCCCTCGGTCAGTGGGTGACGCGCCTGCGGGCTCAGTTCGACGCTTTGGGGGCCGACCGGGGTGGGGGCCAACCCCTGAGCGCAGAGGCACGCCGCACCACAGGCATTGCGGCTAATATCCCCCCGACCGAAAAAAACTAGCCCTGACGTGGGCGTTTCCGAAGCTTTCTCGTCGGGAGACCGCGTCACTGCGTTGCTGGCTTTGCGGGATTACTTGGCCGGCCTGGTCGATGAGTTTGATGGGGCGCCGAAAGATATCGCCCCGATCACCAAGCAGCTCGCCGATGTTGTTCGGGAGTTGGACGTGTTGGCTCCGGTTCAACGGAAGGGCACGGCGTTAGATGAACTTGCCGCTCGGCGTTCAGACGCCTCGGGTTCACGTCGCGCCTAAGGGCCGGTTCCGTGGCGATGGGGAAGATGCCGCGTTTCTGTCGACGGCCTACGGTTTGACGCCCGACCCATTTCAATCGTTGGTTCTTGAAGATTGGATGGCCCGGGTCGGCAAGGGCGGCAAGTGGTCGTCGTTGAGCTGCGGACTGGCCCTGCCTCGCCAAAATGGGAAAAATGCGATCCTCGAGATGCGTGAGCTGTTCGGGATGATCCAGTTGGGTGAAAAGTTTCTGCACACCGCCCACGAGGTGAAGACGGCCCGCAAAGCGTTTATCCGTTTGGCGTCGTTCTTTGAGAACACCCGTAAGTGGCCTGAGTTGGCCGAGCTGGTCAAGGATATTCGGCGGACGAACGGCCAGGAAGCCATCGTGTTGACCAATGGCGGTTCGGTGGAATTCGTGGCCCGATCAAAGGGCTCGGGTCGTGGTTTCACTGTGGATGTTCTGGTGTGTGATGAGGCCCAGGAAATGTCCGACGATGCGTTGGAAGCGTTGATGCCGACGACTTCGGCGGCGCCGTTGGGGAATCCGCAATGGATTTTCACGGGCACCCCGCCGGGGCCGACGGCGAACGGCGAAGTATTTACCCGTATCCGTGATGATGCCCTGTCGGGGAAGTCCTCGAGGTTGTCGTGGCATGAGTGGTCGTGTACGGGTTCTGCCGATTTGGATGATCCCTTTTCGGCTTCGTCGGCGAATCCGGCGTTGGGTGGCCGCCTGCAATGGGATGTGATCCAGGGTGAACGGTCCAGGTTTTCTGATGAGGGGTTCGCCCGGGAGCGGTTGGGTATGTGGGATTCGGCCGGCTCACAACGCGTCATTTCTGCGGATTCCTGGAAGGTCGTCGCGGACGCTAACTTGAAGGACCGTGGGGACGAAGTATCGATTGCTTTCGATGTGTCCCCGGATCGGTCGACTGCAACGATTGCGTCGGCGTCCTGGACCACTGAGGGTTTGCCGTATGTGGATGTGGTGGAGTCTCGTCGCGGCGAACCTGATTGGGGTATCCAACGGTTCGTTGACATGTGCGAACGTCACGACGTTCGGGCGGTGATCGTTGATGGGGCATCGGCAGCGTTTTCCCTTGCCGACCCGCTACGCCAACGGGGCTTAACGGTGACCGTTACCAGTGCCCGTCAGATGGCGGCGGCGTTCGGAAATTTTTATGACACCGTCATGGATGGCGGGATGCGTCATTTGGATCAGCCGCTCCTCAATTCTGCGTTGGCGGCGTCCCGTAAACGAAAGATCGGCGACTCGGGTTTCGGGTGGTCGCGTAAAGATTCAGAGTCCGACATCACCCCGGTCATCGCGGCGACGTTGGCGTTATGGGGCTTGACTTCCGGTGAGGTCGCCGACAAGCCGAAAGTTAGGTCAGGTAAAGCGTGTTTCGTTTAGAGAAGGAGGGCAACGGTGCTTGATGAGCAGCAGATCCGTGCCCTCGTTTCGGATATGTGGTTGTTGCGTCAGCGTGAGATGGCTGTCTTGGACAACATTTATGACTACATGCAGGGCCGCCGAGGTTTCCCGAACACGCCAGATAAATGTGAGAAGGAAATTGAGAACCTGGCCCGTTTGTCGATGAAAAATGTGTTGCCGCTGGTGCGGGACGCGTTTGTGCAGAACTTGTGCGTCATCGGCTACCGGTCGGCGTTGGCGAAAGAGAATGCGCCGGCCTGGAGGATGTGGCAGTCGAACCGGATGGATGCCCGCCAGGTTGAGGTGTATCGGCCGGCGGTGACCTATGGTGCGTCCTACGTTGTGGTCACCCGCGATGAGGATGACGACGAGATGGGTGTGCGGTGGCGTCCGCGTTCCCCTCGCCAGTTGCTGGCAGTGTATGAAGATCCGCAGATTGACGAGTACCCTCAGTACGCGTTCGAGATGTGGGTGGACAACACTGATGCGAAGGCTCGTCGCAAAGCCCTGATTTATGACGACGAGTACCTGTATCCGATGGATTTGGGTGAGGTTCCGGCCTCGGCGGTGTCGATTGACCCGAACAGCATTGATTTTGCCCGCACGTTGGGCTCGATGTCGTTGGGGGAGCCGATTAGGCATGGGGCGTCGGTGTGCCCGGTGGTGCGGTTCATCAACGCCCGCGATGCCGACGACACCATCGTGGGAGAGATCGAGCCGCTGCTGGTGTTGCAGCGTGCACTGAATTCGGTCAATTTTGACTCGATGATCGTGTCCCGGTTCGGTGCCTTCCCGCAGAAGGTCATTACGGGCTGGTCGGGCACTTCGTCGGAAGTGTTAGCGGCCTCGGCGCGGCGGGTGTGGGCGTTTGAGGACCCTGATGTGAAGGCTGCGTCGTTCCCGGCCGCCGATCTGGGCCAGTACGACGCGAAACTGACCGAGATGTTGGAGTTTATTGCGACGGTGGCCCAAGTGTCGCCGGCCAAACTGAATCCGAAGCTATCGCACGTCTCAGCCGACGCCTTGGCGGCTGCTGAAGCCAACGAGCAGCGCAAAACCGAATCGAAGCGCGATACCTTCGGGGAGTCGTGGGAGCAGTGTTTCCGCCTTGCCGCCGAAATCTCCGGTGATGACTCCACGGCCGGTGATGAATCCGCTGAGGTGGTGTGGCGGGACACCGAAGCCCGGTCCTTCGCCGCCGTCGTGGATGGTATCCAAAAGTTGGCGGCCTCGGGCATCCCGATTGAAGAGCTAGTGGACATGATCCCTGGTGCTACGCAGCAGAAAATTCAGTCCATCAAAGACTCGTTGCGGCGCAGCCAGGTCAACGGCCTCGTGCAGGCATTACAGGGTCCAGTGCAACCCAATCTTGGGACGCTACCGAATCCGCCTGCTGAGGTAGGAATGCCGGCGCAGGTCGATGCCGTCACCAGCTGAACTTTCAAACTTCCAGCAGCTTTTAACTGGACTATCTGCACAAGCCGTTATCGCGGTGACTGTGTTGTGGAA